GAGAAAATCTAAGAGAGGTAAAGAAGTAATTCCTTACCAGTTAGGTAAAAAGACTATCTACCTAAAGAGAGATGAGATTCCTCATTTTGAATCAATGGCTAGAGACGAACAAAGAAAGATGGTTAATAGATTTGAGGCAAAAGTTAAATCTGGCAAGATTGTTCCTGTTTATAAGCATGGAAAAATAATTGGTTACATAAACAAAAGATAATGACTGAAGACGACACTAAAGGAGCTGACCAAATATCTAAACAAAAGATATGGGAGTTACCTATTTATGAAATAAAATATGTTGATCCAATTAAAGGAATGTCTTTTCGAGTAGGTCAGCATCATAGAGGTCATACTATAAATAGTATAATTCGAGATGTTATTGATGGGGAAGTTCTTTATTTAGTGTTTGGAGAAAAAGATGGTGAGACAAAGCTTTTAAAATCAACTAGTGGAATTGCTGTTTACTTAACATACGAAGTTTGAGTGTAAGACCTACATATTTAGTAGTAGAGAAGTTAGTTAACTATAAAAATATAGTAACATCTCAAAATTACATTAATGAGTATCAGATATGTAAAGTTATTGATTGTCATCCAGACTCAGGACTTAATCCAAACGAAGAAATTCTGGTAGGAAATAAAATATTCTTTGATTCAGCTAAAGATATAGGAGAAGGAAGGTTCTTTATATTTCTTGAAGAAGTTTATGGAGTGCTCAGAAATGATACTATAGTTCCAATGGAGGACTTTGTTTATATTGAAACAGATAAAGATAGAAAGTCTATAATAAAGAAAGGTTCTGTAGAGTTGTTTAATGATACTAGCTACAACCCTTTGGATAAAGATAACGTAGTTCAGGATGGAACGGTATTGTCAGTATGTACTAAAGCTAAAGATAGTTATTTTGGATTTCCATTAAATGTCGATATAAAACCAGGAGACCATATTTATACTCATCATTTTCTTACTGATTCAGATAACGAGAGAAAGTTTAATGGTAAAACTTATTATGAGATAAGGTATGAGAATTTATACTGCCGGATTTCAGATGGAAAGATAATAATGCTAAATGATTGGAATTTCGTTACTCCGGTAGTAGATGAAACAAAAATCTCTGAAACAGGAATAGTATTAGATTATAAGCAAAAAAATAAACTGAGAGTCGGTATTATAAACCATACTTGCCAATCATTAATAGAGAAAGGATTGGAAGTTGGAGATATGGTATTTTTTAAACAAGGAAGAGAATATGAGATAGATGTAGAAGGAACTACATATTACAGAATACATACAAACGATATTATATATAAGTTATGACAAAAAGAAAAGGACCACTTGGAACTATTTTGGAAGTAGAGCCATTTAAGAAAGAAACCGAGAAGAATGGGTTTGTTATTTCGGCAAATCAAGAATATATGCCAGAAAAAGGTAAAGTACTTAATCTTGGAAAAGGAGTATCTGGTATTGAAATAGGTGATGACATTCTATTTCAGAAAGGAGCATACTCTAAAGTTACTATAGAAGGAAAAGAAGTTTTATTAGTTGATGAATCTAAAGTTTATTATATACTTTAATTTGTTATAACGGTACAGTATAACATTAGTTTTAGTGAATTAAAAACAAAATTTAATAAATATGGACTTAAGATTAAAAAAAGAATTTAGAGGAGAAACAGGGTTTGATGTATTTGTATGGGATGAAAACAATGAAGTAGCTTATACAGAAGCCTATGTAGAATGGCTTGAAGCTAAAATTAATGTTATACATTGTTGTAAGGGCGAAGCCGAAATGTTAAAGGCGATTGAGATAGGCGATGAAGTTGTATGTTGGGAAAGTACATTTGCAAAAGTGATTGAAGTTAGACTAACTGGATATGTATGCGAGGACTTAACTAGGTTTACTTTTATGGTAGATAATAAAGGTGTAAAACATAAAAGCCTTTAATTGCTTACAACACCAAACGATGTAGCGTTTTAATGCTATATCGTGGCTGTTATAACATTTAATGATAGCCCACTTTCCGGAAGTAAAAAATAATTATCTTTGTATAAAAAAAGATATGTTAGGTAAAACAGCACAATACTACAGAGACAATCCAGAAGCAAGAAATAAAAAGAAAGCTTACGATACTAAACGTAACAAAACTGCTGCCTCAAAACTTTACAGAGCTAGACTAAACAAAGCTAATAGAGACAACCCTAATAGTGTAGTAGGCGATGGTAAAGATGTTAGCCATACAAAGAAAGGACTTAGGTTAAAGCCACAATCAAAAAACAGAGGATCTAAATCAGATTCTGCTGGAGATAAAAGAGCAAGAGGATAATTTTTTCAATTAACTATATTATTAGTTAGAAAATATTTGTACTTTTGTTGTGTAATAACTTAAAAAACATTTACCATGTCAAAATTAATCTTAAACGACAATACATCAGGTGCTGAAATCACTATTGATGAATCAAACATATTAAAAGCTTATACGGTAAGCTCTGTAACAAATGTAGAATATCTACATGACTCTTATAAAAGAGTTGCTAAAGTATCTGAGGCTTTAGCTTCGGTAGTTGCAGCTTCAAAAGTATTAATTCCTGTAACACTAACAAGTGGAACAGTTATTTACATAAATAAAGATAGAGCAAGAAACATCTACAATGAATCTAGTACTGCTAGAATCATTTATGATGGAGGTGGAGCAGGATTAGAAAGAATAGTTTCTTCTGATGTTGCTAACGATATTCAAATTGCTATTATAGCTAAAAATGGAGATTTATCTTACGCTATTGATTCATTTACTGCAGCACCAAAGGTTGTTGTTTTAGATACAGCAATAGGAGATGTTGAGGCAAACTTCCCAATTGGTAGAGTATTTACTGTATTTGGAGAAGATGATGCTAACGATAATATCTACACTACTGTTTCAGCAGCATGGGATGGAACAAACACTAAAATTACAGTAGCAGAAACTACAACATTAAATGCAGCAGCAACAGGATATGTTTGGTTAGAGGTAGAAGATTCTTCTTCTGCAACTTCTTACTCACCTGGAACTACTGGAACGGATGTTACTGCAGTACACTACTCAGCAGATGGTAAACACTTCGTAACTAAATTAACATTAACAGATGTTTCATATACTATTGCAGGAGCAGCAAATGAAGCTGTTGGAGCATTAATATATACATTCCCTGCAGGAGTACATTCACACAAAGTAACAAATATGAATGTTGCTTTACAAGGTGGAGGAACAGTTGATGCAGATACACCAAACATCGGAATAGGATCTGTTATTGGAACAGGAGCTGTAGCTACTTTAGGTGGTACAACAACTTTTAAAGACTATATAACTGGTCAGTTAGCTACAGATTGTAGTGGTACAGCTACAGTCGAGATGAGTTTTGCTACTGCTGGATATGGCGAGGGTATTTCATTAAACCAAGCTGGAGATGTAAAAGCAGTACATTTAAATATTGCAGACTTATGGGCTGGAGCTGATACAGTATTAGCAACAGGAACTGTAACTCTTGAGTGGACAATAATCTAACTACTACTTAATAAATTAATAAAAAGCCTTATCGATTGATAAGGCTTTTTTTATTATCTTTACCTTAATTATATTAAATTAAATTTAAGGTGAATGGAACGTCCTAGTAAATTAACTGGAGAACAAGGAGAATACATACAATTCCTTGAAAAGAAGTTAGAGGTATTTAACTCAAAGACTACAAAAGTAGAATCATATTTAACAGTAAAGAAAATAGTAGATGATACAAATAAACTTGTAAGAAATGGGGTATCTATTAATCATTCAGAAACAGGAGAGTTTTTAAAAAAGGTAGATATAATTAGCGAGGAATCTTTAATGTCTAAAGATGAAAAGACATTTGATAGGCTATCTAAGTTTTTAGATAAAATTGAAGAGTATAATGGTATGCTTGATAGATTTAATGAGCAACTTGATCCAGAAGACATTAAATCGGTAGAAAAAGAATTACTAAAAGGAACAGATTCAGTTGAAGGACGAATTTTCGGAAGAAAGAAATAATGGGAAAAGGATTAGGGCAAAGATATGTGTATAAAGATTTCGAGAGGGAGAGAGAGATAGATGAATTTAAGTTCACTCTTCCAGAACCTCCTCGATTTGATGAGATAGATGGCTATGAACTATCTAAAGAAAAACAGAAGTTTACACCTCCGGATAAAACCTATGTAAAAGAGCTTAGTTATAAAATATCAAATGATATTCTAAGAACCAAAGAAGAAAGGGATTTTATAGATTTACAATGGGATAGAAGAGAGCAAGGCTATTGGTTTTATAATAACGGATATTTAGAGTACATTACAGGACTTCATTATTATTATTTGACGGCATGGAATATTGTTCGTGTTGAGGAGTATGAAAAAAGAGATGGCACTCTAGGGAAAAGAAAGATTTCTGGGCTTCCGAAATTCACAGATTCAGATAGAGATTATTTTTACATATGGGATGATGTAGTCAATGATAGCAACTGTTTTGGGCTTATTCATATAACTAATAGAAGGGATGGAAAAACTTTTAGAAGCACAGCAACAGTAAATGAAATAATATCAAGGTCTCCAGATGCTATTGGTGGAATACAATCAAAAACAGATACTGATGGCTCAAAAATATTTAAGAAGTTAGTAAAATCATGGAAAGCTTTACCTGAATATTTCAAGCCAGTAGATATTGGAGAGTCAGATCCAGGAAAAAGATTAGAGTATAGAAATCCAAAAAAGAGAACAAGTAAAACACAGAAGAAAGAATATTCAGAAGTTTTAGATTCAGAGATAAACTTTGGTAATGCTAAAGAGGAGTATTATGATGGAGATGGATTAGCTATATTATTTCATGATGAGATTGGTAAAACAGAACCTAGAGTAGCTAATGTATCTGAGAGATGGGATATTTGTAGAGAGTGTCTTGCTGATGGAGCTGACGTAACAGGAAAAGGTCTTTTAACCACCACAGTAGAGGACATGGAGAAAAAAGGTGGTAAGTATTGTAAAAAGATTTGGGATGAATCAGACACAGACTCAGAAGCTTATAGAAAAACCAAACAGACAGTTTCCGGTCTTAAAAGATATTTTAAACCAGCTTATTATGGATTAAGAGGTTCTGATAGCTCAGATGAAGATGATATAACACCAGAATTTATAAATGAGTATGGATATTCAGATATTGAAGCAGCAATAGCATATTTAGTTAAAGTAGAAAAGAATTTATCAGGAGAGAAGCTAATATCAAGAAGAAGAAAGTACCCTAGAAATATTAAGGATGCTTTTATGATTTCTGGTAAAAGTGATGTATTTCCGACATTTAAAATAATAGAACAAGAAGAGCATAATGAAACACTTAATGAAAGTATTGTCAGGAGGGGAGATTTTGTATGGGCTGATAAAGGGGCACATAAAGTTGAATTTTTTGACAACCCAAAAGGATTCTTTGAATTGGCGTGGCAACCACATCCAGAAGAACAAAACAAATTTATCTATGATGGTAGAGGATTCCCAATGCCGGGCAATGTTTCTGATGGTGTAATTGGAGTCGATCCATTTGACCATAAAGAAACAGTATCTAATAAAAAATCTGATGCAGCAGCTTCTTACTTTAAAAGATTTGATATTAATAAACCATTAACCAGTAATGGTTTTGTTGCTCATTACGTAGGCAGAAGAACAAATCCAGATGATTTTTATGAAGATATGATAATGGCTGCTGTTTATTTCGGAGTACAGATATTATGTGAGAATCAAAAACCTGGACTTTTAAATCACATGAATAGAGAAGGTTATAAAAATTACATATTTAAGACACAACAAAGCGACTACACTCAATCTACAAGTAAGAAGTATGTTGAAGGTGTTTCTATGTCTGGAGCATTAGTAAGACAACAATCAATAAATAATCTTGTTACTTACATCTATAAGTTTATAGGAAAAATAGATCCTAAAATACAAATGTCAGAATTTGGTTTTTCAGAGGACGAAGTAATTCAAGACTTATATGGCCATTGTCCATTTCCTACTTTATTACAAGATTGGAAAGATTTTGATGCTAATAACTGGACAGTTTCTGATGAGACTGTATCATCTATGATTGCAGTTTTAGGCGTTACTCCCGTAAAAAACAAAGTAAGAAACATAGAAGAAGATGCTAGAGACCTTAAAATAGAATCATTCTTTAAAGTTCGTAAACTATGATAATAAATATTTCATATCTTTGTTAAAATAATATTCAGCACAATGGCAGATTACACTCAATCATCAATAGAGGCAAAAGTAAAAGAGAACCCATTTCCGGTAGAATCTCTTGACTCAAAAGAGAAATCAGAAGATGGCTATGGTAAAAAAATAGCTAAGTTTATATACTATAGAGGAATAGCTAGAGATATATCTACAAACAGAAGAACTATAGCTATAGAGAATAGAGATTATGCTAACAATAGAAATGATATAAATAAGTATAAGCCGTTATTAGATGCTGATTTAGATAACAATGGAGATACGTCTTATATGACTATTGACTGGAGTAATCAACATCCAGGAAAGAAGTTTGCTGATACAGTAATTGGGGACATGATTAATCAAGATCATAAAATCCAATTCAACGCTATTGATAAAAACTCTAAAGCCAAAGTATCTAAAGTTAGAGATGATTTTTATGGTAAAATTGTAAGACAAAGAGATATTCAAGAAATGGAAGCTGCTTCAGGATTAGTAGTTGAGGATAGAGGAGACTTTGTTCCAACATCTAAAGAAGAAGTTGATATTTATATGGATATGAATTTCAAGCAAGCTATAGAGATAGGAATGGAGAGTATTGTTGATTTTGAATTATATAATAATGCTTGGGATAAAAAATTAAAGAAAAGAGTTTGTAGAGATTTTGTAGAGAATAATATTGGATCAGTAAGATTAGGTTTTGATAGAAATAATCAAATCTATTTAAGATATGTAGATGCTCCTGTAGATTTATATACATCATATACAGATGAACCTGATTATGATGATGTAGAATACGAAGCAGAGAGAAGATTTATGTCTATTCGTGAACTTAAAAGAAAAGACTTAAATAATAAGATTACTCAAGAGCAATGGTTTAAAATTGCTAAGTCAGCATCAAATAAGAATGGTAATGGAGCATGGAAGTTTGGAGATTCTTATTCAACTTATGCTTCTAGTGAGTATGGAGATTATTCTTTTGATGATTATAGATTTATAGTTTTAGATTTTATCTATTACACAATAGATAGACTTACATACGCTGAAAAGCAAGATAAGTATGGTAATAACCATTTAGAGAAAAAAGCTGCTGGATTTGAATTAAAAGAAGGTTCTAAATACAAGGATATTGTAAGTACTGAAATGGAGATGTCTTATGAAGGGTTTTATGTAGTAGATTCAGATATTATTGTTGGTTACGGAAAAAGCAAGAACATAATGAGACCTCAAACTGAGGCAGGGCTTACCCCAAGACTTTTACACAGATACATTATATTTCAACCAAACCTTAGAGGAGGAACTAGTAAATCTATAATTGAGGTTATGAAGCCTAATTTAGATACTATACAACTACTTATTTTAAAGAAAAGACACTTAATAGCAGAGATGAATCCTTCTGGTGTTGCTGTAGATGTTACAGGAATTACAGATGTAATGGCAGCATTAAAGGAAACTGACCCTATGAAGATTATAAAACTCTATAAACAAAAGGGTATCTTATTCTTTAGTAGGACTGATGTTAATGGAGACCCTGCAAATGGGTTACCAATACAAGAGATTAATAATCCATTCGCTGAAAACCTTATAGCTTTAGACCAATCTATAATGGCTGAAGTTGAGCAAATAAGACAAAATACAGGAATTAACGATGTAAGAGATGGTAGTTCACCAGATAAAGATGCGTTAGTCGGTATTGAAAAAATGAGATTACTTGCTAGTAACAATACTACTAGAGAATTATATCAAGGTTATTTAGATGGTGTATTAGCTCCAATAGGTGCTGTTATGGCAAGAATGATTCAATATAAAGTTGAATACGGTAATGGATTAAAGGAGTATGATAATATAATTGGTGAACTAGGAGCTAAAGCTGTAGAGTTTGCTAAAGATATTACAATGACTCAATTAGGGATTAAGATTGAGGCACTTCCTACAGATGAGCAAGTACAAACATTACTTGATATGCTTAACATATCATTACAACAAGGAGAAATCAGACCAGAGGACGTTCTTGAGATTAAGAGAATGATGAATATTAAGAAAGCAGAGAGACTTCTTATTTACAGAAGAAAACAATATGCTGAACAAAAAATGTTAGAGTTCCAACAAAAAGAACAGATAACAGCAGAAAGAGAATCGTCAAGTGCTATGGCAGCAGCAGAAGCTCAGAAAGTTAAAGATGAATCTAAACGTGTTAATGAAGAGCAAAAACTTCAAACAGAATATACGTTAAAGATGCAGTTAAGTGATAGAGATACTGAAAATAAAATCAAGCAGATAAATCAAGAAGGACATTGGAAAGAAGTTCTTTTGGAAAAACAAATAAAAGAAGGAGGAGAATCTAAAGAAGGAATTGACAAACCTAAGATACTTCAAGATCCATTTGGTGCTACACAAAGAACTGCTGATGTTACTCCTTAATAACTAAGGAGTCAATAGTTACTTTAAAATATTCAGATACTTTAAGGAGAGTTAATACACCAGGATTATAGGTGTAGTCATTTTCCATTCTACTAACTGCCTCATAACAAAGATCCACTTCTTTAGCTAAATCATTAGTTAATAATAATGTTCCGTCTTCTTTAATAGAGTTCAATCTAAGGGTTCTAATTTTCTTACAATTTATCTTTGGCATAATGGATTAAGTTATTACTTAACAGTAATGCAAATATATTGTATTCCTTTGTAATAATAAAATTATATTAAACTAAATTTAAGAAAAATGGGAGCAGATGACTTCAAAATGAAAGCAGGCTTTGAGCCTCTTGAAAAATTAGGACCTAACGGAGAAGATTTACCTAAAGAGACAGATGCTGCAGATGCAGACATTAACCAAGAAGAAAAACCAACGGATGAAATACCAGAGGTTAAAGAGGAGGTAAAGGAAGAGGGAGAAGAGGTTAAAGCAGAAGAAAATCAGGAAGAAAAACCTGAAACAGAAATAGAAGAAGAAAAACCAACGGATGAGATTCCGGAAGTAAAAGAAGAAAAAAGTTCTTTGAATAAAATATCTGAGTTAACAGAAAGTCAATTTGAAAGTGAGGAAGATTTATACGAAGCGTATAAAAATCTAAACAGCAAAATTGAAGGAAAAACTTTAATGGAGTCAATTAATGCTCAAGTACAAGAGAAGTATGGTGATGAGAATTTAACCTTTACTGATTTAGTACTTGTAAAAAGCATTGATTATGATTCAATGAATGAACTTGATTTAATTGAGAGTCATTTAGAGTTTGAAGACCCAGATATTACAGAAAAGGAAATTAAAGCCACAATGTATGACTATGAGTTAATGAAAAAGTCAGAGGCTGAAATATCGGAAATGATTGAGAATGATGAAATCACTCAACAAGATTATGACCGTATTCAAGCTAAAACTATTTCAAGAGCTAGAGTCGCAAAGAAAGCTTTAACAGAATATCAAGCATCTATTAATTTAGATGAATTTGAGATCCATACACCAGGTACACCTAGTGTCAATGCAGCACCTCAAAAAACAGAAGCTGAAATTCAGCAAGAACTAGCAGATTATAATGCAGTTATTGATGGTTTAGAAGAAGTTAAATTAAGTGTTGGTACAAAGGAATCTCCTTTTGAGTTTGAAATAAAAGTTAGTGATGATGACCGAAATGGTATCAAGAACTTTTGTGAAGCTAAAGATGGGAAGAGTTTCGTTGACAGAAGATGGATGGGTGAGGACGGCAAAGTAAATATGGAAGTTTTGTCAAAAGACATTTATAAAATTGAAAACTACGACAGAGATGTTGCAGTAGCCTTTACGCAAGGGAAATCCGAAGGAGTAAAAGGAGCAATAAAAGAAAATGACAATATCGAATTGAGAGATAAAGGAGGTTCGCTTCAAGATGTCTCATTAGGTAAAAACATCCATGCTGCTGTAGCCAAAAAAATAAATTAACAGTATTAATTAAAAAAATTAAAAGTCATGGGACTAGCTTACAACACAGGGGCCTTAAATTCGGCAACTAACCACAACTTCGTATCGTACTACGAAGCACATGAACCAGATATTCAAGAAGAATTGGTTCAAAGATATATGAACACTATTATAGGGTTCTTAGATTTTACGGATGCTAAAAAAGCAACCAACGCAGCAGAGTTCTCTCGTTTTGAGAAAGATAGAATTATGCCAAAAATTAAAGCTACTTCAGCAGGAGCAGGAGCAGGAGCACAAGCAACATTTACTGTAGCAGCAGCTTCTAAAGTTGCAATACCATCAGCAGCACCTTATGATACTTCAGCTACACCAGATGGTTTAACAATGCCAATCAGATTAAATGATTTAATTATGATTAAGCCTGCATCAGGAGTTGTTTCATCAGGAAGTTACATTAAATGTATCGTTGATTCGGTAACTAACAATACTCAATTTAAAGCTACACCAATTAAAACTGGAGAATCAGTTCCAGCAATCGGTACTGCTGATGAGATAGTTATTTATGGTAATGCTCATGGTGAGGGTTCTGTATTTAATGCTCCAATGAGTACTACAGCTACTAAATTTACTGAGAAGCTACAAATAATCAAACATAGATTAAGAGTAACTGGTACTGAAGGATTAGTTAAAGAATGGTATAAAGATACTAGTGGTAACAAAAGATTCCAAGTTAAAGGAGAAGGTGATTCATACGCACAATTCTTAAACTGGATGGATATGAACTTGTTAGTAGGTGAAGAATTAACTAACACTACTGTTGCAAGTGCATTTCAAGCTACTGGAACTCCAATCGCTTTAACAAGAGGTCTTTTACACGCTATCTTAGATGCTGGTAACGTATTGAACTATTCGTCTATTTCAGGATTATTAATCGCTGATATGTACGATTACAATATTATTATCGATGCTAACAAAGCTCAAAAGAAAAATCTTTGGATGGTAGGTATTGCTTTAGATCAACAAATGGATGTTGAATTAGGTGATAGATTTAAAGATGGAGCAATTAGCTATGGTAGCTTTACAATGGAACAAGAAAAAGCAGTAAACTTAGCTTTCCAAAAAGCTAGAATCGGTGTTTATGAGTACGACAAAAGATGTATGGAAGCATTTAACGATGTTCAAACTCTTGGTGCTGATGGATTCGGTTACAAGTACGAAGGATTTACTGTGCCTGCAGGAGCTACTAAAATTGCTGGTGGTTCTGAAAAAGGAATGATGGCTGCATCTTTAAGAAAAAGATACTTAGCTGGAGAAGGTAAATCAAGAGAGATGGTAATTAAGTATTACGATGGTGTATCTACTGGAGATGACGGAGACGACATCGAAGAAGTAAGATATATGGCTCACGTTGCTTTAGAAGCACAAGCTTTAAACCAATTTGGTTACATGAAGCGAGTATAATCTACTCAACTAAAAACAAGAGGAGACTATCCATTCTCCTCTTGTTTTCTTTATTAAATAAAAATTAAATTAAATTATACAATAAATGGAAACAACAGCTATCGCTAGACCTAGCATTAGAAAATATAATGATCTAGGTAAAACTGAAATAATGTTTCAGTTATCAAAACAACCGGGACAATCTTTCCCTTTTTATCCTCCAACAGAAACTATTCCTGCTCAATCAGAAGTACTTTTTATTCCTGAAAAGTTAGATTCAAAAGGTCAGCCTACAGGAGAAGGAGATATGGATAAAGCAACAAACAGATTGATTGCTTATTTACCAGGAATGAGATCTATTTACGTAGATGAATGGTCTGATAAAGAAAAAGAAAATCTTAAAAAATTACAGTCAATTAAATTCATTAATGGATTTAAGACTGTCTCAACTAGAGAAAAAACACTTTTAGAATATTTAAGAACTGCTGGATATAACCAAGCAAATAATGACACTAGAATTGGTTCAACAACTATTTATAGAGAAGTTAGTTACGAAGATGAAGCTAAAAAAGCTAATAAATCTGAAGATGAGATAATTACAGCTAAAAACTTTGTAATAAATAATCCTATTGATGAAGTAAGAGCTTATGCTGAAGTTTTATGTAAAACACAAGCAGAAGTTGAAGAAGTTAGAACAGCAGGGGAACATACTGTAAGGTATAAATTAAAAGAATTGGCTAGAACTAATCCTGAGTTATTCATTAAAGGGTTATCTGATCCAGCAATGAAAAATAAATTATTTATTGTTAGAGCGTTACAAAGAGATATTATTGGAATAGATGATAAGGAAACTGAAATGTTCTGGACAACAAATGATGAAGTATTTATTCAAGCACCATCAGGAATGAATGTAATTTCTTATTTTGCTGATTTATCAAGTAAAAATGATAAGTATGGTAAAATGGTTGAATCTATCAAGGAGTTATTAAATGAAGAGCCTAAGAAAGAGAAATCTGATTGGGTTGCTGTATTTATAGAAAATGCTATTGAAAAAGGAGCTATAATCACTTCTGGTAATTGGCATTTAATTCCAGGTGAAACAGAAGATGATGAACCTATCCTAAAATATAATGGTATCAATAAATTAAGAGATGCTATTAAAGGAAGTAAGGACAACATCATGGAGATTGTAAATAACAAAATGGAGGATGCTGAATAATCAGTAAACATTCATAAAATAAAATAATTAAGGGTACTATATTGATAGTACCCTTTTTTGTGTATCTTTGTTTCAATATTTAAGAAAATAAGATGGCACTTACTACAGGAACTTACGAATCATCATTCAGATACGATTTAGCTACAAAACAAATAACATTTACAGATACTACTGATTATGCAGCTCAAGGAACAGCAGCAGCAGATGTAACTATTGTTATTAAAGTTGAAAGTGCTATTTCCGGTATTATATACAACAACACTAATCATTCAGCACCAGACATAGATCCTGATGTATCTGTAGATAGTACTATTGTAATACCATTACCTTTAGATGCAGGAGGATTACCAGAACAAGGTCTTTATACTGTAACTTTACAATATAAAGATACAGGAGGTTTGCCATTAACTGTAACTGTTAATAAAGAGAAAACATTTACACTAAGCTATACATCACCAGTAGTAGGTATTGAAATGGAAGTAGATTGCTTTACTCCTGTTTTAACAGCTACAGATGATACATCCTATACTAAAGGAGGAGTTGATCCAACAATTACTAGAGCATTTCAAATAAACTATCCTTTATCTATGGGGCTTCCTGCAGTAACAGGAACAGCAAGTGTTTTACAAACTAGTAATTTCTATTACGTAACAGGAGAAGTTATAGAACATTCAAGCGGACTTACATCGACATTATCATATTCTTATCCAGATGGATGGTATGTAAAAGATATTGTTTCTGGTTCAGAATTTATTGGAGTATCTTGCCCTGCTGATTTATGTGATATTTATTGTTGTTTAAGAAGTCAATGGCTTAAATATAAAAATGCTAAATCAACAAATACAGTATTAGCAAATCAAGAATTAGCGAAGTTTAATCAGATAATGGGATTATCTCAATTAGTGGGACAATCTCTTAGATGTGGTAAAGAAACTCAATCTACTGATTATGTTAATGAGATATTATTAATTGCAGATTGTGATGCAGGATGCTCATGTGCTGATGGACAACCACAATTAGTTACAGGTCTGGCAATAAATGGAAATACAGTAATAGTAGAAGCAGGAACAGGAGTATCTATCTCATCTGTAACAGGAGGAGGGACTACAACATATACCGTTTCGTTATCTACAGTAAACGTAGATAAACTTGCTGCAACATATAATAGTGTTGTTACAGCAGGAACAAATATCACTAGTGTAACAGATAGTTCTATTATATCAGGAAATGTTACAACCACTACTTATGTAGTTAATGCTACTGATACAGTAGTAGAAAGCACATTTGTAGAGGTGTTATTAGCATTTGTTCCTGGAGCAGTACCATCATATACTGTAACATCTCAAAAACAATATGGAACAGTATTTCAAACAGTAACAGATGCTGTAGGAGGAGACCCTATTTTAGATGTAGAGAATGATGGATCAATCCAAGAATGGCAACAAAACTATAACAGCATAATAGTTCAAAACTTCTTTTCAGGAGCTAGTACAGATTATTTTCCAGAAATTATTCCTGCAGAAGAAGTAACATGGTATAAAGGTGTTAGAGGTGGTCAAAAACAAATTAATGGAGAGAAGGTAGGGTTGATTGATATTTATGATAAAAATGCAAGCGACTTCAAAATAAGATTTATAAATCCAAAGAAAATGCTTGGTAGTAATGTTGAAGACAAGCTATCTAGTGTTAAACTAATAATTAAAATACAAGCGTAATGGCAGCTCCAATTTTTTCAAACCCAGCATTAAGTGATATAGGTAATGGTCTTGGGTATATATATGTAACAAACCCTATAGCTATATCAGGTGCTCCTACAGCAGGAGAGATATTTAAAGTATCACCAAATGATGCTGATGGATTAAGAGATGCAAAGTTATTAGGGTTACAAGCTTCTGCTCTAGCTACAAACAGAGTGGCTACTGGAATTATAACAGTAGATGTACCTACAGGAGTTGGCTCTATTACGAATATTAAGGTATCTACAATGCCTATAATAAATACAGGATCACCAATTACATATACTGGAGCTACGATAGCTGCTGAGTTAGCACAAAAGATAGTTGACGGTATAAACGCATACTCTCCTGGTTCATCAGAAGATACTTTTTCTGCTGTAAGAATAGATAATGTTGTTTATATTTCAACTTCTGTATCTGGAGTTTCTAAATATAATAATCAATCAACAACTATAACAAGTACAGGTAACTTTACATATACAGAAGACCAGATTGTTTCTGGAGGAAGTACTAGTGATGAGTCTTTTGATGATTCATTTGGTTATCAATTCTTTTTAGATGCTGATTATGCTTCTGGAGGATGTTGTTCAGGAGCAGGTACAGCTACAGTAAATGATTTATCGAAAGCTTTAGAGATAACTCCATTTATAGTAAATATTGGACTTCAATCAGCTATACCTATAGTTAGTAACCAATTAACAGACGACTCATTAGTTTACGATAGAAAAGGAGCATTAACACTTGTAAAGCTTACAGGAGAAGGTGGAGCTAATGATAGTTTAGATACTATTATTACTAAAAACCCTTCTGATGGAGATAGAATAGTTTTATATAGTTTAACAAATACGATAACTATAAATTCAGGATCTAGTAATATAACACTAAAAACATCAACATACGATGTTATTACTACTGATTCAATTGAATTGATGTATAACACATCTACTAATATTTGGTATGAATTAAGTCGTTCTAATCAAGTTATAGGTTCTATAGCTGATTATAGAGCTGCTGGATATGGTATCTTTGGATTAGAAGAATATAATGAGTCGGCAGTTTCAGCAGGTGGAACTACTACCTATGTAGCTAATACTGATGACAAATATCAAAAACTAACAGGATCAAGTGTTTTATCGTCAAACGCAATATATGAATTAGATGCTGCAGCTATAGATGGAGATGAGTTTTGGTTGGAATATGATGCCTCAGTTGTAGTTGGGGCTTTTTCATTATCAATATTTGGCATAACATTAACTGCCGACCAAGCCTTAAATGGTGGTCTTATGTTTTACGGTAGATTTTTAGAATCTGGATGGAGAGTTCAGGTAACAATCAACTTAAATAGTGGTAGCACATATACTTTTCAAGCAGCTACTGAGTTTTATAAAGATAGTTCTGTTACTGTAGCTAAAGTTGAAGATAATTTAAAAACTGAAGTTATAGTGTTGCCTATAAGTTGGGACACAAATAGGACTGGAGACCATAAAATAGTACTACCATTCCCATGTACTATCACGCAGATAGATATATATGCTGATGACTTAATTGAAGCAACTGATGACGCTGACGTTGATTTTAAAAACAACGCAGGATTGTCTATGGGAACTCAAACACTTTCAGCAGGAACAACTATAGGTAGTGGGGTTTCATTAACTCCATCATCTAACAATACATTCACAGCAGGTCAAGTTTTAACAGCTACAACAACTAAAGCTAACGCTGGAGGTAACGCAAAAGTATCATTAACAATAGTTAAGTCGTAAAAATGGCAAAGATAAGAATTGAAGATATTGGGGATAAAATTCTCGTAACAATAGGTAGCGAGAGTTCTGATTTTTACAACAAGGACGAAGTTGTTTTCACAGTAAAAGGGTATGTTGTAACAATGACATATGCCAACGCTGTTATTTTTTCTGAAGAAACAAAAAACTTTGTTTATCCTAAAGAAACGTCTCCAAGAGATTTAATCAAAAAACTCAACAGCATCATATCTTCAGTTCCAGCTCAAGAATTAACCTTAAATGAGCTTCAAGCTATACAGTTTGCTAATAGTCCTAGTAGCGGAAATCCATTTGCGACTATGGCTGACACTGGATCGCAAGGATTAGAAAATAGAATAATAGTAACACAGTCTAACTTTGCAACTACTATCGGTGGTGTAATAGACAGTACTAAAGATTACTTTATCGATGGTATTATAGACTTAGGTGCTACTCAAATTACAGTGCCAGCTACAGGTATTACTATTACAGGTTATAGCTTCGATTTAAGTGCCTTAATAAGTAGCGAAGATAACTATACAATGTTCGTAAGCGAAAGCATTGCTATTGGCTCTGGTAATATGTTAGGCTTTGATTATTACGTAAGCGTGACAGGTACTAACTCTAAGGTTTATGAGTTATATGACGCTACTGGATTCAATGCTTTTGAGTTTAACAGAATTAACTATATTAACTGTACAAGTCTTGGAGATATTTACGATTACAGACAGGGGTTAGAAAGTGGTACAGGTCGTTTTGGTAGCTCTCCATCTCTAACTTTACATGGTTTATGGGTTGGGGGTTATCGTATTTCTACTTCTATAGTGCGTTCTATGAGTGACACTACTACAGAACCATTGTTTAAAGCTGGTACTTTGTTTCAAATGAATAGTAGATTTTTAACAGATATTAATTGTGACTTAGGAACATTACAGCCTTTTTGTGACTTCTCTCCTACAGACTTTCCTAATGAGGGTACTATACAATTCAAAGGTGTATTAATGACTAGAGATGGAGTATCAGATAGTAACGATGCTAACATAACTCCTAACCTATCTCCTAGTGGAGTTTGCTGTGATTGGGACAATAACATAGGTATGGGTAATACTTTTATAGGTGGTACTTTATCAGTAACCTCACAAGCTGTATCAACTATTACTACTGCTGGAATCTCTGTAGATATGGCTGGTACTTGGACTGCTTCGGACTTACAACACTTCGACTCTCCAGCGTCTAACGAATTAAGACATATAGGTACAGATCCCAAAGATTTTAGAGTAACATTTGATTTTGTTATTGAAGGTGGTAGTGGAGATGTTGTCTCAGTAGATATGGTAAAGATAGATACTCTAGCGAATGTTACGGTTGAATATACCCAAACTAGAGTAATAAACAACTTACAAGGAGCAAGAGATGTGGCTTACTTTAATGGGACTTTTAATGTTAGGTTGAATCAGAATGATTTATTGATTTGGCAAGTTGCAAATACAACTGATACAAGTGATGTAACTGTAGAGGATTCTTCACAATGGATAGTCGAAGAAAGGTAAAAATATAAACAATGATTAATATAGATAAATTTAAGAGGTTTGTATATTTTGTAGCAAACAAAAACGGAAGAGGTACACTTACCCCTTCTGATTTTAATTCTGCTGCAGAGAGGGCTTTATTTGCTTGGACTCAAAATCAATTATCAAATCAAGAGCAATACCAACCAGGAAATCCAGTATCTCAAACATCATTAGAATTAGATCAAGCCTCTATTGATAAGTTAAGACATCTTAAAGAAACAAGGTCTATAGGTTTTACAGGAGGAAGGATGCCAATACCAAATGGGGTTATTACAGATTTGAATGGAGAGGTAATGCCAGACTATTGGAGGTATTCTAAAATAATGCACAAATATTCTAAGAATGGACAAGTAATAAGAAGACCTATTGAGATTATTAAGGAGATGGAATATGGCAATAGAATGGATAGTTCTATTGTTGCACCTACAAAGAAAAGAGCAATTGGATTGTTTCATGATACTTATGTAGAAATACAACCAGAATCTTTAATTACTTTAGTAACTTTAACATATATTAGAAATCCTATAGCTCCAGTTTGGGGTTATACTATTGTAAATAATAGACCAGTATATGATGATGCTACTAGCGTTGATTTGGATGCCCCAAATTCGGCATTTAATCAAATAGCAATGATAGCTTTAGAATTTATTGGAGTACATATTAGAGAGCAAGAATTAGTTCAATCAGCAATGGGATTTGAAAATAAAGGAGTATAATGGCAACTAGCAAGGTAAAAATAGCAGAAGAGATACTACGTAGATTACGTAAGTATAGCATTGATTCAGATATTGACGAAAGAGAGTTAATGATTTCTACTCATGAAACATTAAGTACCATAATCAGGAATCGATACTTTGAAACTAAAGGCATGGAATGTCAAGAGGTTTCTGGTGTTTTATATTATACGTTACTTGATAGAGAGGTAAAGAAATCTGATAGTGATACTTATTATATAGACATCCCTTCAACAACTGTAGAGCTACCTTTCGGTGTTGAAATAAAAAGAGTAGGAACTAGAAAAGGGATGGGTTTTGTACCTGTTCAATTAGGGTTTAATGACTTATATGCTAATTTAGAATCATCTACTTTAGAAGGTCAGATAGGATATTATAAGCAAGGTAACGCTATTGAGTTTTCTAACATGACATATTCTAATAAACCAGATGCAGTTGATATATCTATGGTACTACCATTTGATGCTTTAGATGAAGATGATGCTATAAACATACCACAAGATATGTTAGACCAAGCTATTGATATAGTATTTAACAAGTATGCTAAAACATTAGGAATACCACCTGATGAAATTGCTAATTCTATAGATAATTAATAATGAGAAAGCTAGAAGAAATAATAAGAGAATATTACATTGAAAGTTTAGGTGCTTCTCAAACAGATGAGAGATACCCTATGTTTCTACAGATTGCTATTAGTGGGTTGAGAGACCTAAGTAATGATTTGCAGCAAGTAGTAACAGATGTTGTTCTTCCGGTAAATGATAATTATACAGTAAACTTACCTTCAGATTATATCGATTATTTATTGATAGGACAATTACGTGGAGGACAAATACATAGTTTAGGATTAAATAATAACATGGGCCCATTACCAAAAGACTCATGTGGAAATACAATTCCTTTTTCAACAACAGAAGGAAATGAAAACTCAAGTTACTTTTTAGACTTTAACTCATCACATTTTTCAGAAGATGGACAATACGTAGGAAGAAGCTTCGGATTAGGAGGAGGAGGAAATAGCATAGGTACTTATAAGGTTCACAAAGAGTTAGGGTATATTGCTTTAAATAATTTTGCTGGAGATGAAATAATTCTTAGATATGTTTCTAATATATCAAAAGTTGATGGTAACTTTATGGTTGATGAATATATGGTAGAAGCTCTTAAAGCATGGATTTTCTGGAAGTATGTTCATAGAAAAAGAAGTTATGGACTTGGCGAAAAAGAAACAGCAAGAACTGAATATAGTAGAGAGAAAAGAAAAGCACAAATAAGAGTTAGCAGATTTAATATTCCAGAGTTTATGAACGCTTATAAATCAGGATTTAGATCTGCTCCAAGAATGTAATAGATTATGGCTATTGAGAAAAAAGGTTTTTTAGGTGGTTTAGATTCAGATACTGAAGATAGATTATTGCCTAATGGAGACTATAGGTATTCATTAAATATACGTGCATCTAAATCAGATGGAGCAAATGAAGGGTCTATAGAGAATACTAAAGGTAATTCAAAAGTAAGTTATCAATTTAATTTAGGAGGAACATTTAAAACTATTGGATCTTATGATGATATTATCAATAGTAAGGTATATTATTTTGTATGGGCTAGTTCTAGTGCTCATTTACTTTTAGAATATGATGTAACCAATAATATAATTAATAAAGTCCTTGAATCACCTTTACTAAATTTAGATGTAAATAACCCTATAATATCTCAAAACATAGTAGTTTTAGATGGTAAAATATATTGGGTAAATGGACAGCCATATAAAATAAATATTGAGAGAGCTAAGACTGGAGGTTATCCAAATCCAATTAGAGAGGAAAACATTACAGCAATAGTTCCTCCTCCAATATTATCACCAGATTGCATTTGGGGAAGTACTGATGGTACAATTTCCGGTAGTATAAAAACAAATAACGTAAGAGGAAAGCTATTTCAGTTTAGATATAAATTTGTTTACGAAGATAATGAGGAGAGTGCATGGAGTCCAATATCTAAAACATCATTACCTATAAATGAGGGACGATATAGACCTTTTGGATATTATGATTCTACGATAAATAATTTTATAACAGTAACTGTTGGTGTTGGTAATGAGATTGTTAAAAGAGTTAAGATAGCATTTAGAGAAGGAAACACAGGAGATTTTTATTTAGCTAAAGATTTAGATAAAAATAATTTAACATTAGGTGTTGCTGATTATGATTTTAATTTTTATAATAATGAGGTCTATACTCCATTAGATAATAATGGAAATCAAGGTATGAGATTATATGATTGGATTCCTTTATTATCAAACACACAAAGTCTTATTGATGGAAATAAAATAACTTATGGAGGTATAACTGAAAATTATGATCCTGTAAATATAGATGTTACAGTATCTCCTATTTATGGGGCTGTACCAGAAACACAACCTGTAGCTGTAGGATCTGGATTATCTTATCAAATAGTAGAGGTTCAACAGCTTAGCATAGATCCTTCTATATATCAAAATATACAAGGAAATAATTTAACCCCTTCAAATGTGGGTAATGTGCTTGGTGGATCTGTTTATTGGGGAAAACGAGCTCATTTACATATTAATACATATACTAGTGCTGCTGGTAGAGGTTTCTCAGATACGGTAATGATAGAACCTAGTTTTGGTGGACTTAATGGTCATAATGGATTATGGCTAACTACCGAACATTCTTTAGAAGCTGTTATTTATAATGATTCCACAGGGGTTGTTCCAGAAGGAAATAAGTTTATTGTTAGTGTATCTGCTAGTTGGAGAGATTTTAGAACACATACATGGGAATATAAAACATTTGTTTTTCAGGAAATATCAGTAGCAGGAGATGATTGTATTGCCGTTTTAAATAGATTAAGAAATCAAATAAATAATCTTTCAGATTATAATACTGGAGGAGCTATAATAAAACTATCATCATCTTCTGCTACACAATGGTCAAGAGGGTATTCCACTAATCTTAGTAATGCAAGATGTATCTATATTCAAGTAGAAGGATATATAGACCCTAGCCAAATTCAATCTATATCAAATTATACTTCTCTATATTATTACATGAATCCATTACCTGCATTATATTCAGCTTCAGTGAGTATAAAATCTTACGCTAGTTGGACTTCAAATATTGAGAAGACGTTAAAGATGGGAGCTAGACATGGTATAGGATTAGTGTATTACGATAAATATAATAGAAGTACTTTAGCGAATACTTCTGATGATACTGATTTTTATGTTAAATTTCCTACAGAAAGAGGTATTCAAGCTAATTATATAACTGATGTTGTTGAGTTAGATGTTGAAGTAAATCATAGCCCACCATCTTGGGCTACGCATTATCAATTTGTTTATACAGGAAATCAAACAGTAGAGAATCTTCAAACTGGAGAGGGGTATAAAGGATTTATACAAGCTAGATTAGATAATGTAAAAACATCAGCAACTATAAATGGAGCTTTGGAATCTAGATTATCAAACATAAGTGATTATAGTAACGGAGTTCCTGAGTTAATATCAATAGCATATTCCTTTACTAAAGGAGATAGGATAAGGTTTATAAAAGATGCTAATAATGATTATTATAATAAGTATATTGATGTAGAAATAATATCTTATGATGATACATCTAAACTTTTAACATTCAAAAATCCAGATGTTTATATTTCTGGAGCTGTTGTTGCTGAGATATATACACCTAAAAAGAATAGTGAGGAAGATTATTATTATGAAATTGGAGAAGTTTATCAGATAAATAATGGGTATCATACAGGTAATACACAAGATCAATCACCTACATCTCCAGCTAAATTACGATTAACTGATATTGGTGATGTTTATTTAAGGTATAGAGAATTACCTATGAAAACTCAGGTAGAAGATTATAATTACTCAGATTTTTATGATTCAGATTCATGGGATAAAGGAAGGGTTTATATCGTTGATAAAAATATAAAGCAAATTTATAGACCTACAACGATAAGATATTCTGAGGCTTTTATTCCAGAAACAAATATCAATGGACTTTCTCAATTTAATGATTTTAGTTTTGAGGCTTACGACCATAAATATGGAGATATAAAATTAATGTATTCTGAAGATAAATCTCTATTGGTGTTTCAGCAATTAAAAGTTGGAAGTGTTGGAGTAAATCAAAATACGTTATACTCTAATGATGGTGCTACTGTAGGAACAGTGCGAAATGAAACTAAAGTACTTAGTGATATAAGATATTATGCTGGAGAATTTGGAATAGGAAATAATCCAGAAAGCTTTTCGGTTTATGGTAATATGAAGTATTGGGCTGATGCAAAGAGGGGATCAATATTAAGATTAGGTGGTGATGGTATTACTCAAATTTCAGAATACAAGATGCACAATTACTGGACTGATAAACTACAAGAGATAGATGGTAGTATTGGTGGGTATAAAATATACGGTGTTTATGATGTTAGATTTGATGAGTATATACTTCATTTAGTAGGAGGTAATATATCTGAAACTATAGCATATAGTGAGACTAAAAATAGATGGGTAACATTTTATTCTTATGCTCCTGATTTTATGGTATCAAATAGAACTGGATTAATTACATTTAAAAATGGAGAGTTGTTTAATCATAATACAAATAGTGTTTATAATAACTTCTATGGAGTACAACATAGTACTGAGTTAGAATTTGTATCTAACATTGAACCAGGTGCTATTAAAATGTATAATAGTTTGTATGTAGAATCATCTAATGTATTTGAAATGCCAGAAGCTACAAATCAATACGGACAGAAGACATCATTAATAACGGATGATTTTGAAGATGTAGAAGGAGTATGGAAGGCTGCATTTCTTAAAGATGAGAATACACCGAATGTAAATCTTCCATTAATAGAAGGAGATACTATTAGATGTAATTCATTAACTATTAAATTAAGAAATAATGATACAGATTTTGTTAAAATATTCTCTGTAGGAGTAAATGTAGAGTTGTCTGAATTAACTAATAGATGATAGTAGATATTCTTACAATAGTAGGCTTAACAATAATTATAACTACTTCAAGGATGCTTAAACCATTTAGAGAATTTGTATCTACTAAATCTATATTCTTTGGTGAGTTATTATCTTGTTCTTTATGTACTGGGTTTTGGGTGGGGATATTCTTTTATCTACTTCCGGAAAATGTAATTATAGATATTGAAATCATTAATATTAAAATTAATTTCAATATATTTGTCAAAACAATAATTTCTTATGCTGCTTTAGGTAGTATATTTTCAGAAGTTATGTACTTAATAATTAATCGATTAAAAATTAAATAACTTAAAGTCATGTCTAAAAAAGCTAAAGTATATTGCGATAAATGTGGTTCTCCAAGAGGATTAGAAAGTGTTGCTATTAAACAATTAGAATCTTGTGAGTTTTGTGGTAAATCAAAACTTTGTAATGTTATCAAGGAAAAGAAAAAGGTAACTAAAGAAGAAGTTGTAACGAAAGAGGTTAAGCCAAATAAAACGGAAGTTAAGATTCCGGAATTAAAAGAAGAAACACCAAAGAAAAAGGCTGCTTCCAAATCAACAGCTAAAAAGACTCCAGTAAAAAAGACAACTAAGAAAACTTCTAAAAAGAAGTAATGATAGTAGTTTCAGGAGCAGCAAGAACAGGGACGAGTCTGATGATACAGACTCTTCTTTGTTTAGGCTATAAAACACCAGCAAAGAAGTTTCTTCCAGAACATGATGGAGTAGAGCAGTATAATAAGAATGGATTTTATGAATTATATCATGAAGTCATTAATGGTATTCGTCATAATAAATACAAAGGACAAGTAGTAAAGATATTTCCATCTTGCTTATGTCTTACCCCAAAAAAGTATGTATCTAAAATAATTATTTGTAACAGAAATAGGGCAGATGCGATTAGAAGTTACTTACCAGTAAAGGAAGTTTTAGGTGGTCCATTAAGCCCAAAGGAAGCTTATGATGGTTCATATTTATTTTTAAATGATTACATTAATGGAATTAATCATATTTTCATTAACTTTGAGGATATTATTAATAATCCAAGAAAGGTTATTTTAGAACTTTGTGATTTTCTGGAAATAGAACCTAGTGAAGAACAAATTATAAATGCAATTAAAAACGTAAATCATGGCACTACTGGCAGCAGGAATAATAGGAGGTGGTTCAGCTTTATTAAAGACTGGATTAGGTTTCTATCAAAAAAGGCAAGGAGATAAAGCTAGAAATAGTTTAGTTCAACCAGAATATAAAATTCCAGATGAGTTATATGCTAACTTATCAGATGCTGAGAAGAGACAAGTAGAGGGATTACCTGCTGAACAAAAAGCAGATTTTGTTAGGAATGTAGAACGAGGTAGATCTACTTCATTAAAAGCAGCAGCAGATAGAAAAGGTGGATTATTAGGTATTCAAGAATCAGCAAGAAATGAAACTGATGCTTATAACAATTTAGTTCAAATAGATGCAGCAGCTAGAAAACAATCTCAATTAGAGAAAGAGGCAGCAATAAGAAATGCTAGAGGAGATATTGCTAATGCTAAAAATATGAAGTTTGGTATTAAAGACCAAAACTACAACAATCAATTAAATGCAGCTAATTCAGATATTGGAGCAGGTATGCAGAATATATTTGGTGGGGTTTCTCAATTAGGTACTACTGCTTTAGGTATAGCTGAAATGAAATACAATCATAAAGATGAAGATGAAGATGAAGGAGATTCTAACTAGTGCTGGTATGCCAATACAAGGGCAATATAACGCTTCAAACGCAATATCTAACCTTCCTTACGGAATGGTAGGAAGACAATAATATTAATAAATAGAGATGGCAAATCCAACAAACACAGGAATAGGTACAGGTTCAGCACAAATATTTGATACATCAAACGTAGATAATGCTATTAGTAATTTAGCTAATATTAAATTCAAGAAAGATGCTATGTATGGCGAAGGTCAAGCTAAACAACAAGCAAAGAAACAAGCTGAATTAGCTGAAATACAAGGAGAGTTTAAAGATTTTGATAGAACTAAGTTAAGGTTATCTGATTATGATTTATTTACTGAAAAGAAAAACAACCTACTTAAGAAGTATGATGAACAATGGGGTAAGATTTTAAACGGAGACCCTAAATTGGCTAATGAATATAGAAGAGATGTAGATGATATTCATAGATTAATATCTAGGTCTGTTGATACAAAAGGAAAAGTTATTGAGCATTTAAAATTAATTGAAGGAAATCCATTATATTCAAAGGCTTATGTGGATAAATTTAAAATAATGGCAACTACTCCTGACTGGAACTTCGAGGAAGCTTTAAGAAATGGTGAATTAGGTAGAGACCAAATAAGACCAGACTTTATGAATAACCTATCAGGATTATTCGTAGATAAAGGTCAAGAATTATATGACGTTACTAAAAATGAAATACCATTAGGTAATGGACAAACTTCAACAATAGAAGCAAAACAATGGAAACCAGATGCTGAAGCCTTTAATAAATTTAAAGCAACAGTAGGTATTGACCCAGAAATGTTAACTGATATTAACATTAAGTATGCTGATATTGAATTACCAGAAGAAAGAGTTAAAGCTGCTTATGATCATTATAAAATATCTACTGAGCAAAGAGAAAACTTTAGAGGAATTTCTGGAAGTGCTAGAGAGCCGAAAGCTACTAAGTCATGGTATAATGATAGTAAATGGAATGTAAAAACTGTTGAAAACGAAAAAGAAGGAAGGAAGGAATTATATGTTACTGATAAATATCAAAAACTATTAAAAATCTCTAGTGAAACAGTATTAGATAAGAATGGTAAACCTATTGATATATACCAAGCAGATATTAAAAATATTTGGTCTAAAAATGGTAAGGTTTACGCAACTGTAAGTGGTACTACTGCTGATTATAAGAAGAATGAATCTAAAGCATTTCCTAATAGAGAAGTAGAAATACCTTCAACATCATATAATAATATTGCTACAGCTTTAGAATGGGAAGGAACAACTAAAGAATTTATAGATAAAATAGAAGCCGAGACAAGGTTAATTAAGGATAATAATACTAATTTTTCCACAGGAGATGCTTATTAATTGAAACTATGCCAAACGATAAACTAAAAAGGTTACACGGTAATTTAACTGAGAAATGGGAAGGTTTTAATGCTCCTTATGAACAGTTTGCTACTGACATGAAAGACACCAATAAACTAAAAAGGTTACACGGTAATTTAACTGAGAAATGGGAAGGTTTTAATGTTCCTTATGAACAGTTTGCTACTGATATGGGTGTAAAAAAAAAAACTTTTTCTGGACTACCTACAGCAGATTCAAAAGAAGTTGTCGAGCCTTCTCAACCGAATGGAGAAAGGGTTAGTAAATCTGTAGAAAGTATAACATCTAAATTTACAGAACCTTTAGATACTACAAAGAAATTCACACCAGAAGAAGATGCTGGAGATTATGATGCTTATAAATCTAATGCAATATCTACTATAAAAGATATTCAAAAGCAGAAGAAAGAGCAATCTATATATTCTACTCCTCAACAATCAGAAGTTCAAGATGGAATTAATACAATGGTATCTACACA